GTGCTTACCGATACAAAATTAAAAAACCTCAAGCCGCAGGACAAACTGTACAAGGTCTCCGATCGTGACGGGCTGTATGTAGCTGTGCTTACGTCAGGCACGGTCTCGTTTCGCTATGACTACCGTATCAACGGTCGCCGCGAAACACTGGTAATCGGGCAGTATGGGCGTGACGGTATCAGCCTGGCAGAAGCGCGAGAAGAACTGATTGCTGCAAAGAAGCTGCTTAAAGCAGGCCAGTCACCGGCTGCGGCTAAACGTGACGGTATCAAAAAGATTCGTGGTGCCGAGACGTTTGCGGTACATACCGACAGTTATATGAAACATGTCATCCTGGCTGACAGTACCCGCGCAATGAAGCAGGCGGTGATCGACCGTGACATACTTCCGGTTCTTGGCAACAAAATGATGACTGAAATTACCACATCGATGGTTCGTGATTTGTGTGACCGGATTGTCGAACGCGGTGGTCGGGCAACAGCAGTGCAGGCCAGGGAGATCATCAGCAGCGTATACCGTCACGCCAATGACCGTGGTCATGGTTTGTTTAATCCTGCGGCTGACATTAAACCTTCGTCTATCGCCATATTTAAACCACGAGAGCGAACACTGACACCAGAAGAAATTGGCCTGTTCTTCCGCACGCTGGATGCCATTGGTGCTATGGGCACTATGAAAATGGCTTTAAAGCTGGTGCTTATCACTATGGTTCGTAAAGGCGAATTCACCAATGCAACGTGGGACGAAATAGATTTTAAAAAATGGACATGGACAATTCCTTCAGACCGCATGAAGGGAAGCCGGGCGCATGTTATTTACCTGCCTAAACAGGCACAGGATATATTGGTCGGGTTGCAGATGTACGCTGGTGGAAGTGAATATCTGGTTCCTGGTCGTTACAACTTCCGGAAGCCATTATCTAATGCCGCGCTGAACTCTCTGATCGACAGAACGGTGAAAATAATAAATGAAGATGGTGAGCATATTCAGGACTTCACCGTACATGATATGCGCCGTACAGCCAGTACGTTGTTGCATGAGGCTGGTTATCCTTCAGACTGGATTGAAAAGGCTCTGGCACATGAGCAGAAAGGTGTGCGCGCCGTATATAACAAAGCGGAATACGCCAGACAGCGCGCCTACATGTTGCAGCAGTGGGCCGATATGATTGATTCCTGGATTGACGGGGAGCATACGGATCTGATTCCGTTCTCCCCGTCGAAGTTTGAGAAGTGGATGGCGGGATAATAACGTTTAATAGTTCTGCTGATTTTCTTCCATCTCGGCTTCTGCTGCCAGTGATTCAATTTTGTCTGCGAATATTGCTGACAGCGTTGCAAATTCAGCATCAGTGACAGCGGGAATTGGAACAAACCTGATCCCGCTGTGTGCAAGCATGTTTGCAGTTTCAAGGCATTTCCTTAAATCTGCTGGTGATGCCCTGTTCATGCTGCACGCTCCCGCCCCTGGTTGTCTGTTGGTGACAGCGGAGCATTGCTGAATGCATTTGTTAATCCGGCAATATCCAACGCGTATCCAGGGTGTAGTTGCACTGCCGGGTCTTCGCACTGATTACCCCAAACATCGAAGCCATGAGACGTCTGGCGGGCGAATAGTTCAATGCGAGAAACATCGCCTAACAATTGCACAAGTTTTTCACGAACAATATCTGGTTTTCTTGAATGCTCAAGCCGCGGTGCGGTAAATGACTGAACGATCCCTGCATTAATGCGCGTAGGTAGTTTTCCCTTTACTGCAAACAGGCAATCTTCACTATTGGCGCGAGTCATGTGACCCATACCCATAACCAGTTTATCTGGTTGTCGACTACCACATTTTATCCACGTGAATCCCTTCATGGTCATCAGACGGAATCCCCAGGCTTCAACAACTTTTAGTGCTTCGAGTGGTTGTGTTGGCACCCACCACATGGCCAACAGACAGTTTTCATCGGCCAAATCCCACACAGGAAGGCGGCAGATATCCAGCACACTCATAACTGGATATTTAAAACCGGCACCGCGATTACCATCTGCGGCTTTGTCCCGGTATGCCCAGGGTGGATCTGCATAGATTAGTGTGTATTTCTTAGTCATAAACCACCCCACAACATCCTATGCCGCTATAGTCGCCACGGCGAAGGCCGTTACCTTTTGTGATACATTGGTCCCTGCGAACCGCGATCCTTGCACGCTCAACATCACCAGAAGCAACATCCATACACTGAAGCCAAAGGTGAGCGGCAATGCGGAACTGCCCTTTTTTCTCTCTTTCAATCGCGCGTTTTTCGATCTCTATCGCCGCAGGAGTAACGGCGACAATCTTTGACGGACTGCGCATTGAAACCTTGTTCATGTGATATTTTTCAAGTCGGCTTAACTTTCTCACTTAATCCAACCCTCTCTGAAAATTAATGCCAGCAGATAAAGCCATGCTGAAACAGAGGCCAGGAATAAGTACCATCCTGACCATTTGCTCCAGTGCCTTAGCAGCGCACTCATGCAGCGTTGCTCACAGGACGATATACACGTTGCTGAACAGGAGGTTTTTTACCCTGGAACTCTGCCGGGCTTGCTGCCTGACGTTCATCAAGCCAACGCTCAACTTCATCACGGTTCCATGCGCAGCGTTTATCGGTGATATACCAGCGTTTAGGAAATTCCCCTGCGCGCTCCATACGGTCGATAGTGCTCCATGACAGTGGCACCACCGCCAGGAGTTCCTTCTTACCTAATGCACCTTTCATAAATACCTCTCTTGGTTGCAGTGCGGCGCGCGTGGCGCCGCGGTGGTGGTTACATAGATGTTTCGTTTAATTCTTCCCGACGAACGCTGTAAACGTCGGTGGCTTTTGCCAGCAGTTCGTCATCATCTGAAAGTTTTTGTGCAATGTATTTGTAAGCCTTATCCAGTTCGGAGACAGTGCTGTAATTCATCGCTGCGCTGGTAAAGGCCATCAGCATTTCTTCTGGCTCACGGCTATCCGCTTTACGCGTTTGCTCATCAGGCTTTTTCACTGATTTAGCGTTGATCAGACTGTTCATTCCCGCAGCCGTAGTCATTTGCGGAGTAATGTCTCGCTCAACGCGCGGTGCCGTTTCCTGTAATTCGTCAGGGGTGTAAACACCGAGAAGTACATCAGGAGCGTGCAGGCGAGCCCATCGTTTCGTGCAAAGATAGGCGAGCTGCTGGCGCGGATCCTGTTCCCACAATGGAGAGTTACGCACTCCGGCTTGCGCCATACTGATGGTAAGCTCACGTGGTTCTGCTTCTCCTTTAAGAACTGCTGACACAGTTACCGTCAGATTCGGTGATTTATCTGTTTTGCCGTTAACATTCGACCAGTCACCGCTCCAGCGATAATTCAGGCGTGTCGCCAGCAGGCTGGAAGAGGATACGACCGCGTTTACCAACTGTGCTTCGTAGCCTAACGTTCCGTTTACCACATGCGTTTTCTGCGCCACGGCGAACGGGTTCATTCCCCACTGTGCCGCCTGCATGGTCACCGCCAGGCAATCGGCAGGTTTGCCTTCAAGATGTTTCGGTACAGTCGCTTTGCTTTGTGACATCAACTCCGCGAAACGCACCAGTTGATTCATGCCCTCGGGGCTGAAGATTGCCGCAGCAGTGCCTACAGTTGCGCCTGGTTGTGATGTGATTGCGATATCATTGCTCATACATACATATCCTGTTTACGTGCCCAGTCAGGACGTTTAATAATTTCCACTCCGCCCCATTCATCGTTGATGCGGCATTCGTGATAGGTATTCAGATCCCGGCGGAACAGAGCGTGCCCGGCATCGACATCCGGCACATCCAGCTCGAACACGCGTACCGGATACCGACCACAATCAATGCTTTCGCTCACGGCAAGAAAGAAAAAACCATGCGGCTGACCAGTAACCCTCATTGCGCCTTCGCGGTACATTGCGTCCTGCACGTGGTAGCGGAATTCCTCGATGTGACGTGCAAAACGCTCCATATCTGCAACCTTTTTCACGTCGACGATCACGTTGTGCTCGTTCAGCCATTTGTCTGGACGAATTCGGCACAACTCACCAGTCTCTTCATCGTTCCAGTACATTGACGCTTCGCAGTAACCAGGTGCTTCCAGCATCCAGCGTGCCGCCGGGTGAGCCATTGCGCTATCACGCATCAGCTCCAGTTTCCGCCACTGCTCGGCATCAAGTACCGTAATCCCCATATCCGCCACATCACGAAGAAATGCCTCTTCGTCAGCTTTACCTTGTTTCGTCCGACGATCGAATTTCGGTGAAACAATGAAGCGTTTGTCGAACTCTCCAGGCTCCAGAAGCAGACAGTGCAATGCGGTTCCCATATCCAGTGCAGACTTTTTCTCTTCGTCTTCTGGTGCTGCCTGAACCCATTTAAGAAGCGCCGGATTCTTGGCAACCATGTCAAGTTGCGACTTACTCACGCCGTCACCGGCGTGGTAGTCTTCGTTGCTGATGTCGAAATAAATTCCCGGTTTCATGCCGCGTCCTTCTGTCCATCAAGCTGATCCGCCAGATCCCAGCGGGCGATAATTGCCATTGCCTCTCGCCGATAGGCATCCATCAGTTCTTCGAACTCAGGGCTGTCTTTAGCAGCCTCCAGTACTTCCTGACGAACGCCTTTGCCTGTTACAACGTCGAAAGTTGAGGACAGTTGATGAAGTCGGATGCTCTCAATCAGTTCAACTTGTCGGTCATATAGCTGTTCTGACAGGCGGTAGTCCTTGTCGAATGCCAGCATGATTTTTTGAAGATTTTTCTGCTGATTAACGTTCATTATCAGCCCTCCCATATCTCGTTATCGTTGGCCACATCGCGAGCTTCTTTGCTGACGAAAGCCCACTTAATGCCTTCCTGTAAGGTGCGGAACTTCCAGCTCATGAATCCGCATGCAGTAACGCAGTACCAACCGTTGATGATTTTCCACTGCATAACTTGTTACCTCGGCTTGTTACCGTTTAGGTAATGATTATGCGTATCTGGTTTGATGTCAATAGATATGAGTTAAAAAAATTACCTGTAAGGTAATTGTGCGGGCAATAAAAAAGCCGCCATGAGGCGGCTTACTTACTGAAAACTATAGTTTTATTGTTTGCTTTTTTCGTTCTGGCTGATGACAAATTCAATGTAACTTTCGATCTTTGCCTTCTCTGTTTCAGGTAACAATGCGTAGCGCGAGCGGTCATAGTTGATAGTTGCAGGGTCATGCGGGTGAATCAGTAGTTCATATCCGTGACGCCCGAATGCTGATGCAACATTCTCCAGGGTGGAAATGGAAACGCTGACCTCATTGTTTAACAGGCGGCTAATTGTCACCTGGGCGACGCCGGATGCGCGGTGAAGTTTTCCCTGTGTTGAAAGGTCGCGGCTTTCGCTCATCCAGCGTTCCAGGTTGTGAGCCGCCAGCTGACCAATGTCGCTTGGTCCGACAGGCTGAACCCCCTCCTGAGAAAGCGAGCGATCGATATCAAGCCAGTTACGGGGTTTATTGGCGGCAGCTTCAATTTTTCGCGCAACCTGGTCGCCGATAACCTTCTTGCCAAGAGCCCAGCGGTTTACCAGATTTGCCTGAGTTCCAAGTTTTTCTGCCATCCGCGTCTGAACACCATTGAATTCACGGTCGATCAAGTCGTTGAGATTTTGCCTGCGGACGTCCTGGATACTTTTCATTTTCTGGAGAATCGCCTCATATATGAATCAGTAGATGATTCAATTTAAAGCAATATTACCCAACAGGTAAATGCACCCCATAGGTAACTATCCTTGATTTTTGTTACCTTATGGGTGAATATTTATTATCTGAAATAAATATCAGGCAATAGCTATGAGCGATAACGGACATTTCGATTTCAAAAAGCACTGGCTTGCACTTACTCCGGATGAGCGTGAAGCCTTCGCACAGGAAGCCGGAACGACGAGTCACTATATCCAGACTCACTTAACAGGTAAGCGCAAAATGCCAGGTAAAGTATTGATGAATGGGCTTTTTAAAGCCTGTAAAACAAGACAATGGCTGCGCTCAAAAGCAGAACTGGCATACTTCTTCTACTCATGATATCCAGCCACAAACCTCTGTAGACCGCCATCCGGCGGTCTTTTCATATCTATTCGCACCTTAAAGGTAATAAAAAACCAAATCTGGTTGATCAAATTTTCCAATTGTGCAAAATAGCCAATATCAATAACAAAAAGGGGCGGAAAAATTGAAGATAGTAACCAGAATGGAGGCCGCAAAAGCCGGGTTAAATCGCTATTTCACAGGAAAGCGGTGCCGTCACGGCCATCTCTCTGAAAGGTATGTTCTGAACGGAACATGTGTTGAATGTGCAATGAATAGCGCCAACCGCCATCGTAATGAATTTGCTTGTGCACTAAAGAGTGCAAGAGGGGAAACCTATGGCAAGCAGCTGGATTAAGGTTGAAGTTATCACTCCTGATAAACCTGAAATTTTTCAGATAGCAGAAATTCTGGGTATTGATCCAGATGCTGTTCTTGGAAAGCTGGTTCGTATATGGGCATGGGCTGACCAGCAAACAATAGACGGTAACGCTGGCAGCGTTACAAAAGGAGTACTTGATAGACTCGCTTTTATTACAGGATTTGCTGACGCCCTCATTAGCGTCGGATGGCTTGCTTATCATGACGGCAAACTAATTCTTCCAAACTTTGAGCGACACAATGGAGAATCATCGAAAAAACGTGCACTTACGAATAGAAGAGTGGCAGAGCATCGAAAACGAGTAACGCAAAAAGTAACGCCAACAGCGTTACAAAAGGAGTTACCAGAGGAAGAGGAAGATATATATAAAACCCCACACATAGCACACGCGCGCGAGAGTGATCCGACCAGTGAAGCGAACGGTACGCCGTTGCAGGTGGCAGAACCTGCATTTCTGGATGGCCTGAGTGAACCTATTGGGAAATTTCCGATGACCGATGGCTGGCATCCATCGCCGGATTTTCGACGGCGTGCTGCGCTGTGGGGAACGGCCCTGCCGGAACCGGAATTTACACCTGCTGAACTTGCTGCATTCCGGGATTACTGGATGGCTGAGGGCAAAGTGTTCACGCAGGTTCAGTGGGAACAAAAATTCGCCAGGCACGTAAATCATATCAGGGGAAAATCAAAAAACGTCGGGAAAAGCGATGAGCTTGACTGGAATAACACTGACTGGATAGAAGGGGTGTGGGATGAAATCAACTCCAGAACTTCTCAATGAGTACGATCGCTTACGTGAGCATGGTGTTGCTGTGCATGAAGAGCGGCGTGACAGCAATGGCAAAAAGGAGCAGGTCGCTAGAATTTTCAATGAACTATTTGTCCAGTTACAGGCTGCATTTCCTGCAAGCGTTTCGACCATAAGGGAGCAGAACAAACTTAATGAATTCCGTAAGCAATGGATGCTTGCGTTTCTGGAGAATGGGATCACTACAATGGAACAGGTTAACGCTGGTATGCGCCACGCCCGCGCCAGTGAATCTCCGTTCTGGCCGTCGCCTGGGCAATTTATCAAGTGGTGCAAAGACAGCAAGATGGTTCTTGGTGTCACCATTGACGATGTGATGGCGGAGTTTCACCGGTACAGCAAGGAAAAAAGTTTATATCCTGGCGGTCCCGAAAGATTCCCGTGGCGGCATCCGGTTATGTACTGGGTTGTATGTGATACCCGCCGCGCAATGTATCAGCGCCAGCTTAGCGAGATTGAGGTTGAGAAACACGCGCGCAGGTTGCTCGATGATTGGGCGAAAAAGGTGGCTTCCGGACAGCAGATACCCGATCCGGTGATCAGCATACAGGCAAAGCCAGAACCCATGAGTACACCTCCGGACACAGGGAGAGACGTTTACCATCCACCAGGGCGAAGTTTCGGGTGCATGCCTAACGCCGCCACCCTGGGGGGAATAACACCGGCGCAGTGGCTGATGGAGGAATACAGGCGGGGAAAGGCGGCAGGATTTATCAAGTAATACCAGCGCGATAGCGCATTTTTTTACGCCTATATAATTACCTGATGGGTAACAAAATATTCTTATATCTATTGATTTTGTGCCTTATGTGGTTTTTAATTACCTTAGAGGTAAATCATGAGAAAACAGATACAGGCTCTTGGTCGACTCAAAACAGGCCAGATGAACAAAACAGAATCTGCGTATTGCCAGTACCTTGAGCAGCGTAAACGTGCAGGGGAAGTCGCCTGGTATCGGTTCGAGGGTATCAAGCTGCGGCTGGCTGACAACACGTTCTATACGCCCGATTTTGCTGTGATGCTCGCCACCGGCGAGATGGAACTGCACGAAGTGAAAGGTTTCTGGACCGACGACGCCAGGGTGAAAACCAAAGTCGCCGCAGATCAGTATCCGTTCCGAATCATCGGGGTAACGGTTAAGCCAAAGAAAGCAGGTGGTGGCTGGAACATCGAAGAGTTCTGAATCGACGATCTTTTTAGTTATCAATGTAATCAATAAGTTATGTGGATAAGCGAGGGTAAAGATGGACGGTAATATCAAAGGGTTAGTTTCCGCCGGGCATGAGATGGCTTCGGAACTGAAAGCTGAATGTGGTGCCGTTGATATGCGCAGCGTGGCAAAGCTGATCAGCGATTTGGCAACGCAACTGGAAGTGCAACTGGCGCGTGCTAATGCGCTGGCCGAAGACCAGCAGAAAGCGATTGAGTCAATTAAGCAGGCTGATGCGGCTGTTAAGTTGGCACACGAGAAGTTTTCAGCTCTGGCGGCGGAGAATGCGGGGCTGAATAAATTTATCGCACAGAGTTGCTACGTGTTTGATGGCGAGCAGGATGAAATATCTGATGCGTATATCTGCGCAACAGATGGAGGGATGCCGCAAACACCAGCCACCGATGCTTTCCTGGCTGAAGTCCGGGCGCAGGGTGTGGAGATGTTCTCAGAAAAATTCGGAGGTGGCACTCCGCTATCCAATATGGTCAAAGAGGTTGCTGCTGATTTTGCGGCGAAGCTTCGCAAAGGAGGTGAGTAGTGCGTGTGGCATGTATCGGCTTGTTACCGTACCCGACTCGTTTTTGGGCTTCTGCGCTAATTGCAAAGCCACATGTCCTGATGGCTGACAACATCATCCCGGCACCAAAGCGCCGCCATACCGGTATTGCAGCGGCACGACGAGCAGCAAAGAAACGCAGGAGAACAAAACGATGAAAAACCGTAAAGCAAAACGACTTTTTTTACAGCGACCTGTGCGTGTGGTGGAGCTGGTTATCAGCAACCATAAGATAGCGGTACTCCATCCATTTGGTCAGGTGGCTTTTGCCGCAAAGCGTAAGCCTAGCGCGTCACAGAACAGGCGGAAGAAAGGGTACGCAGTAAGATGAAAAACCGTAAAGCTAAGATGCTTATCTCCCGTGTATACAGACTTTGCTATCCCAGCCAGTGGTTGAGAGTTAGCAATCGCCGTGTGGTGTTGTTTTCATTTTCTGGAATTGCCAGAGAGGGAATCAAAGATAAGCGCAGCGCGGCGCAAAACCGCTGGAAAAACCACTTGCGCACTAAAGGAGAGTGATATGGCGTTAACACACCGCGAACTCTGTCAGATTGCGTATAAGTTCCTTAAGCGCAACGGGTTCAAGGTTTGTTTTCATGACCGCTTTATAGCTGTAACCAGTACCGGAGAACAGCCAGATGCTATGGGATTCAGAAATTCAGCATCATGCCTGATAGAGGCGAAGTGTTCTCGTGCTGACTTGTTGGCAGATAGAAAAAAGCGTTTTCGTAAAAATCCATCTCTTGGAATGGGCGACTGGCGATTCTTTATTAGTGAGCCGGGAATTATTTCAGTTGAGGATTTACCACCTGGCTGGGGATTACTTCACGTTGTTAACGGAAGAGTACGGAAAGTACATGGGTGGCCCAAGGGTAATTGCTGTTGGGGTAATCCTGACGATAAGCCATTTACTGGAAATAAGCAGGTTGAATGCGATTACATGTTATCTGCATTAAGGCGCATGGAGTTGAGAGGGCACCTTAATGAAATATATGACGGTGTAATTGTTAATAAGAAAGAAGGAAACGCGGCATGATCACTATTACCAAAGAGCGACTGCTGACAATCAAGCAGTGGCGCGAAACATACGGACCGGGTAGCAACGTTGTACTGCCAGCAGAAGAAGCGGAAGAACTGGCACGAATTGCTCTGGCATCGCTGGAAGCAGAGCCTGTAAACCAAACTTACAACTTACCAGAATTAATCGAAGGCATGGAAGTTTCCATTGATGTAAGCACTTGTGATGCTGATTTAGGTAATCGCTATTTCGGCACCGTCACCGAGGCGTTAGAACTTGATACGGCCAAGAATGGTTACATCCTCCTAGTTCAGGACGCAGAGCCAAACTTCGATGTAAATGGCAACTCTCCGGGAACTCCGGATAGTTGGATAAGCTGTAGTGAGCGAATGCCGAATACCAAAACAGCCGTTCTTGTTACCGTGGAGTTTGACAGGAAAGGTGACTGGCGAATGAAATGGGCTACTTACATCCCCGGGCATCCTGACGCTAATGATGGGTGGATAATTCCTGGTGCGTCGTGGAAACCGTCACACTGGATGCCGCTACCAGAACCGCCGCAGGAGGTGAAGTGATGGACTATTCACAGTTAAGTGATTTTGAAATTAACAGAATGGTAGGAGACATAATTTTTAAAGGCCTTTGGGCATGTAAACCGGAAACATCAGGGAATAACACCAACAAATGGTATTACGGAAATGCTGATACAACTTTTGAGCCATTAACCCCTTTACCTGACTACTGCAATGATCCGATCGCTTCATGGCCGATTATTGAGAAATACAGGATTTCTATCTTAGACCAGTTAACTGAATGGTGTGTGGATGCAAAAGACGTAAGACCAATATTTGATACCAGACCTCTCCGCGCCGCCATGATTGTATTTCTCATGATGCAGGAAAATCAGAATGGCTAAATCAGCAGCAGAGCGCAAAGCCGCTCAGAGAGCCAGACAAGCTGCATCTGGTGTGCGTAAGATGGAGATTGTGCTTGATGCTCAGGAAATTGAAATGCTAGAGCGTAACTGTGCCACGCGTCGCCCCGGGCGTGCGCCTTACGAATTTGGTGAGTATATAGCGTCACTGATCCGCCAGGATGATGCACGCGTGCGCGGGCGTATAAAATCGATCAGCAGAAAACGTTGCGGTAAGTGCGGCGAGAGAGTTCCAGTTAATTCATGCCCGTGCAATGGTGACTCGCAATGCTGGGTGACTAAAGGCTGGCATGAAACGAAATTAATAGTGTGACATGTCACGAGTAGATTATGCATGATGAATTTGATGTGTTTTGAATACTGCCGCCAACTATGGCGGCTTTATTTTGCATGGTACTATTACCACAATGGTAACTATTACCACGGTGGTTATGATGCCTGCTGAACCTAAAACCTATAAACGCAAATCAACGCAATTTAAGCCACTAACAGCAATGCAGGAGGCTTATTGCCAGTCATACATCAAAACGCCTGAAAACCAGACTCAGGCAGCGATTAACGCAGGATTCTCCCCAAATACAGCGGCAGTTAAAGCCAGTGTAATGATGCGCGATGAACGTATTCAAAAACGGATTGCCGAGTTGATGGAGGAGCGCAACAAACGAATGCGCGTCAGTGCTGATTACGTTCTCATGCGCCTGGTGGAGATCGACCAGATGGACGTGATCGACATCCTCAACGACGATGGGAGCCTTAAGCCAATCCGCGAGTGGCCGAAAATCTGGCGCACTACGCTTAGCGGCTTTGATCTGTCATCGACCATCATGAACATGAACGAGGATTCGATAGAGACAATCCTCAAAAAAATTAAATGGCCTGACAAGGTGAAGAACCTCGAACTGATTGGTAAGCACGTCGACGTCAACGCATTCAAAGAACGCTTGGATGTTAATGTGAATGTGACAATTGCTGATCGCATAGCAGCAGCCAGGAAGCGACTCAAAGAACGTCAGGATGGCAATCAGTGACAGATACAGCGTTATCTCCTGAAGAGCAGTTAATCGAGGATATTGCAGGGTTCACTCACGATCCGCTTGGCTATGCCCTCTATGCGTTCCCTTGGGGGGAAGAGGGGACTGAACTGGCACATGCCACCGGTCCACGTAAGTGGCAGGCTGATGCGTTCCGAGAGATACGTGATCACCTGCAGAATCCAGAGACGCGCTATCAGCCGCTTATGCTGGCACGTGCTTCGGGTCACGGCATTGGTAAATCCGCATTCATCTCAATGCTGATCAACTGGGGCATGTCCACTTGCGAGGATTGTAAGGTCGTGGTGACCGCCAACACCGACAACCAGCTACGAACGAAGACCTGGCCGGAAATTATCAAGTGGTCAAACCTTGCTATCACGAAAGACTGGTTTACCTGTACAGCTACCGCGATGTACAGCAATGACCCTGGGCACGACAAGCGGTGGCGAGCTGACGCAATCCCCTGGTCTGAGCACAACACTGAGGCATTCGCCGGACTACACAACGAGCGCAAACGCATCATCGTGGTATTCGATGAAGCGTCGAACATTGCCGATCTGGTGTGGGAGGTAGCAGAGGGTGCGCTTACGGACGAAGACACTGAGATTATCTGGGTGGCGTTCGGAAACCCGACGCGTAACACCGGGCGTTTCCGCGAATGTTTCCGCAAATATAAACACCGCTGGAAAACTGCGCAGATTGACAGCCGGACGGTGGAAGGCACTAACAAACAGCAGTTGCAGAAATGGGTTGATGACTACGGGGAAGACAGCGACTTCGTTAAAATCCGTGTGCGCGGCATATTCCCTGATGCATCTGAATTGCAGTTTATCCCTACCGGCCTTACTGACGAGGCAATGAAACGGGTGGTCACCGCTGCGCAGGTTGCACATGCTCCGGTGATAATCGGTGTTGACCCAGCATATTCAGGCGTTGATGACGCGGTGATATACCTGCGGCAGGGGCTACACAGTAAGGTGCTGTGGACTGGCAACAAGACTACCGACGATCTGATTATGGCGAAGCGTATCGCTGACTTTGAAGACCAGTATCAGGCTGACGCGGTGTTCATCGACTTCGGTTACGGAACCGGTTTGAAGTCAATCGGTGATGGCTGGGGACGTACATGGCAACTTGTTCCGTTCGGCGGTGCGTCCACTGACCCGCAGATGCTTAACAAGCGCGGGGAGATGTTCAACTCATGTAAGACATGGCTGAGGCTGGGCGGCATGCTGGATGACCAGGAAACTGCAGACGACCTGTCGGCGGCAGAGTACAAAGTTCGTGTGGACGGTAAAATCGTTATCGAACCGAAGGAAGATATCAAGGAGCGGCTTGGGCGTTCTCCGGGTAAAGGCGATGCGCTACTGCTGACGTTTGCTTTCCCGGTCTCGAAACGCATAAATATACCAGGACAGCAAAGCCAGCAGGGAAGGGCCATAACGGATTATGACCCTTATGCTTAATCCGCTGGTGGGGATAATGTCGTTGATATCCTCTGATGAGGATAAAATAAAGCCCGCGCATTTGGCGGGCTTTATTTTTAAATAATTATTTCTTGATAATATTTCCAGACATTGTGCTGGCGTTTCCACCAACAGTTTCGCAGATTACATCTCCAGACATGGTGTTTACATTTCCCAATACATTGGAACAATGGACATCACCAGACATAGTTTTCACATAATGTGCATCACCGCTTACAGTCACTGATCCATTTTCAATCTCAACACCTTCCACGCTTCCATTAATTGTTACGTTAATCTGTCCGTCAAGATTGCTATTTTTTTCGACACCATCAACGATCACTTTTCCATTGTTAATCGTAATATGATGACCAGTGAAGTCTTCTCCGTTGACGCTAACGCTAGCACCACGTACGTTATTGATTTTAATCATTATAAATCATCCTCTTTTTGAATCGAGATTAACCTCAGGAGATACTATGACATGTTTTTCATGTATGTCGTAATCTGCATCGATATCATAATTGTGACGTATCACGCCAAAAAAAATGCCCGGCGAACCGGGCGAACTGGAAGCAATGAGTTATGCCTTCCGTGGCTGTACTGGTTTACAGCATGAAGTCATCGCAATGGCGTCCTGCTGTAAAAAGGGCGGTGATAGTCCTTCAAGGGAAACCATCACCGCCAAGCCCCTGGAACTTCTGGCATCACGGTCCTTAGGCGTGATTCTGGCGTGGCATGCAGGATTCGAACCTGCGACCAACCGCTTAGAAGGCGGTTGCTCTGTCCAACTGAGCTAATGCCACAACGCTGAGAGCACTTAGCCTGTTAAGGCGCCACACTTTGTCGCGGCTCCATAAATGCTCTCATCGTTGTACCCTCGTCTCTTCCGAGGCGTCACACCGAATCGCCGGGATGGTGAATCCCCGTGCGCGGAATAAAACCGCTCGACTTGCACATTCCGGCTACCTGGTTCGTTTGCCCGAGCAAGGGAGGGTGCCCCTTAAACGTATCCAGACCGCTATCGGCGCATGTGCCATACGCCGTACTGCTCAAAATAAAAGCTCACTCCACCTGTTCAATTTAACGACAAGCCAGTCAGGTTAATAACCGGAATGAACCCTTTGCTTACCTGAAAGGTAATAATTTGTGCGTTAAATGTCAACTATCTACGATAAATAAATCATATGTGGTTAAATTGGTAATAATTTAATTGCGTACGGAGTCATTGATATGTGCATGGGTAGCTCACCATCAGTGCCTGCAACACCAGAAGTTCAGGCAGCACCACAGGAGCAGGATGCCGCCGTTGTTGATGCCCGCGACGAAGAAACACGTCGCCGTCGCGCTGCTGCTGGTCGTAGTTCTACGCTGCTTACCGGTTCTCAGGGTGACACATCAACCGCTAATACCAGCGGTAAAACGCTGCTTGGTCAGTAACCGGAGTCATTGAAATGGCGGAAACAACTAAAGAGCGATTGAACAAACAGTTCGCACAACTTGAAAGCGAGCGTCAGTCGTTCGAGCCGCACTGGCGCGAGTTGAGTGATTACATCAACCCGCGTGGTTCCCGCTTTCTGACTTCTGAGGTCAACCGTAACGATCGACGCAATACACGCATTATTGATTCGACCGGGACTATGGCGGCGCGCACTCTCGCCAGCGGCATGATGTCAGGCATCACAAGCCCCGCGCGTCCGTGGTTTCGCCTGGCTACGCCAGATCCTGAAATGATGGATTATGGCCCTGTTAAGTTGTGGCTTGAGGCGGTGCAGAACCGCATGAATGATATGTTCAATAAGTCGAATCTCTACCAGTCTCTTCCGCAGTTATACGGAAGCCTCGGCACATACAGCACTGGTGCAATGGCGGTGCTGGAGGATGACGAGGACATCATTCGCACAATGCCATTCCCGATAGGTAGTTACTACTTGGCTAACTCACCTCGTGGCAGTGTGGACATCTGTTTTCGCAAGTTCTCTATGACTGTTCGTCAGCTTGTTCAGGAGTTCGGGCTAAATAACGTCAGCGAATCCGTAAAAAGCATGTGGGAAAGTGGCACCTACGAGAAGTGGATTGAGGTGATGCATTCGGTTTACCCGAACATTGACCGCGATACATCGAAGCTGGATAGCAAGAACAAGCCATTCAAATCGGTTTATTACGAGGTTGGCGGCGATAACGACAAGTTGTTGCGTGAGTCCGGATTCGATGAGTTTCCAATTATGGCTCCGCGCTGGGAAGTTAACGGCGAAGATGTTTATGGATCATCATGCCCGGGTATGCTGGCGCTTGGACCTGTTAAGGCATTGCAGCTTCTTCAGAAGCGCAAGTCGCAGTTGATTGATAAAGCCACCAATCCGCCGATGGTTGCTCCGACTTCCCTCAAGAATCAGCGCGCCTCCCTTCTTCCTGGCGACATCACGTATATCGATCAGATTACTGGTCAGGATGGTTTCAGGCCTGCTTATCTGGTTAACCCCAGTACAGCAGATCTGGTAGCAGACATTCAGGACACTCGTCAAATCATTAACAGCGCCTACTTTGTCGATCTGTTCATGATGTTGCAGAACATCAATACCCGCTCGATGCCTGTTGAAGCGGTGATCGAAATGAAAGAAGAAAAACTTCTGATGTTGGGGCCGGTTCTGGAGCGTCTGAACGACGAATGTCTTAATCCTCTCATTGACCGCGCTTTCTCGATGATGGTGCGTAAAAACATGCTGCCGCCACCGCCTGACGCGATGGAAGGCATGCCCCTGAAGGTCGAATACATTTCCGTCATGGCTCAGGCGCAGAAGTCTATCGGCCTGTCCAGTCTGGCGTCCACGGTTAACTTCATTGGTCAACTTGCGCAAGCGAAACCAGAAGCTCTCGACAAACTCAACGTTGATCAGGCGATCGATGCATTCGCTGATATGTCCGGAGTGTCTCCAACCGTCATTGTTCCGCAGGAACAGGTTGATCAGGCTCGCCAGCAACGGGCACAGCAGCAACAGCAGCAACAAATGATGGCGATGGGGATGGCGGCGGCACAGGGTGCCAAGACGCTAAGCGAAGCTAAAACTTCGGATCCGAGTGTTTTGTCAGCTATGGCGAATGCAGTTAGTGGTCAGGGTGGGCAATCACAATGACAGATTACGAAGACGATCAACTGAAAGAAGAAAACGCCCGTAAGCAACGTGACATGGCACAGCGTGAAATTGATGACATTCGCTTTGTCATGAGCAGTGAACAGGGGCGTCGCGTTGTCTGGTCTGTGCTGGAGAAAGGCCGGGTGTTTTCCGCTATCTCTCCGATGGATGCTATGGCAATGGCATTTAATGAGGGGCAACGCAATCTGGCGCTGGAACTGTTTCAGCGCGTTATGGCTCATTGCCCTGAACAGTATTTGAAGATGGCCAAAGAGGCCAGTGAACAGGAGTGATCATGAATTTATTTGAGCGTTTGCTGTATCGCCGTCTTTGCAATGAGCAACCAGTCGATGGTGGAGCAGCTCCGGCTGCGTCAGAACCGTCAGCGCCTGCAGGTGATAACCCTGCTCCAGTTGGTGATCCATCACAACAGGAAGGTGATAAGCCACAACCTGTTGCTGATGGCGATAAACCTGCTGATGACAAAAAGCCTGAAAACGATAAGCAGGATGAAAAAAAGGACGGCGATAAACCAGAGGGTGCGCCTGAGAAGTACGAGTTTCAGGCTGCCGAAGGCGTAGAGCTGGATACAGAAGCGTTGAAGGAGTTCGAGCCGGTGGCGCGAGAACTTAACCTGACCAACGAGCAAGCGCAAAAGCTGGTTGATGCTTATCCGAAGATTCTGGCAGGTGTGCAGCAGCGCCAGGCAGAAGCCTGGCAGAAAACAACCGAGCAGTGGGCTGCTGATGTAAAAGCTGACAAAGAAATCGGTGGCGACAAGTTGATTTCTAACCTTAGCGCCGCACAGCGTGCGCTTGACCAGTTCGGGACACCTGAGCTCAAAGAATATCTGAACACCACCGGACTGGGTAATCACCCTGATCTGGTCAAGACGTTCGTGAAAATCGGAAAGGCGATGTCTGAAGATGGCATGGTCACCGGTGGTAATGAAGGCCAGCGTAGTGCGGCCGAAGTGCTCTATGGCAAATAAGAGAGGAAATGACAATGGCTGTTAAAGGCTTAACTGCGCTAACGCTGGCTGACTGGGGTAAGCGCGTCGATCCAAACGGGAAAGTCGATAAGATTATCGAGCTTCTCGGTCAAACTAACCCGATCCTTCAGGATATGCCTTTTGTCGAAGGGAACCTTCCTACCGGACACCGAACCACCATTCGTTCTGGTTTACCTTCAGCTACCTGGCGTTTGCTGAACTATGGCGTACAGCCAAGCAAATCAACCACAGTGCAGGTGACCGATTCCGTTGGCATGCTGGAAACCTATGCTGAAGTCGATAAGTCACTGGCTGATCTGAACGGCAATACCGCCGAATTCCGCCTGTCTGAAGACCGCGCATTTATTGAAGCGATGAATCAGCAGATGGCGCAGACGCTGTTTTATGGTGATTCCAGCGTTAACCCTCAGCAGTTTATGGGACTGTCCTCCCGCTATTCCAGCCTGTCTGCGGGTAATGCTCAGAACATCATTGATGCTGGTGGCACGGGTACAGATAACACCTCTATCTGGTTAGTGGTGTGGGGCGAAAACACCGTGCATGGCATCTTCCCGAAAGGGCAGAAGGCTGGCATCCAGATGGAAGATAAAGGCCAGGTGACACTGGAAGATGCGAATGGCGGCAAGTACGAAGGCTACCGTACCCATTACAAATGGGACAACGGGCTTGCTCTGCGTGACTGGCGTTATGTTGTTCGCATTGCAAACATCGATGTCAGCAATCTTTCAGAACCTTCCTCTGCAGCAAATATTGCGAAGTTGATGGTTAAAGCACTGCATCGCATTCCAAACCGTGGCATGGGCCGCCCGGTGTTCTACATGAACCGCACTGTAGGCCAGGCTCTTGATCTGCAATCTCTGGAGAAAACATCTCTGGCGATCAGCGTAAAAGAGACAGAAGGCGAGTGGTGGACTTCATTCCGTGGTGTACCAATCCGTGAGACTGATGCGCTTCTGGAAACAGAAGCCCGTGTGGTGTAACGCCTGTTATTAACCTGTGGGTCGTAACAGACCCACTAATGGAGAAAGAAGATGATCACCGACAAACTGTTGATGTTCTCCGAAGCTCAGGCGGTTACGAATACCGCGGCTTCTACTGACGTAATCGATCTCGGTCCAATTGACGGAAAACGTCGTGATATCGGCGTGGGTTACCCGCTTGAGTTTTGGGCGCTGGTTAACACAGCCGCCGCGGCAAGCGGTGATGCAACTGTAAACATCCAGTTGCAGACGAGTGAGAATAACAGCTCATGGACCACTATTTATGATAGTGGCGCACTGGCAAAGACCGCCCTGACAGCAGGTAAACGAGTTGTTTCTGCAAAGGTGCCTGCCGGTGTTCAGCGATATCTGCGTGTTAACTACTCCGTCGCAACTGGCCCACTAACGGCTGGCGAATTCACTGCTGGTATCAGTCTTGATGTTGATGCCAATACGCCGTATCCGATCCGCTCAAAAGTAACTGGTTAAGGTGATATCGATGTCAGGTGAGAAACCAAGATACCGCGTTCTGCGCCTCTCTCATATCCATAACACTCTGTGGCCGGAGGGGGCAGAAATCGAATACGAAGGTGAGCCTGGTAGCGCACTGGAACCTGTTAACGATGCAGCCAGACAGGCAAAAGCAAAAGTTGCAGGAAAGGTGTCAATGGCAGCAACCAGCACCAAAATCATCAACGATGTGTCAGATGATGGTGAACTGGATAAGCTCCGTGAAGAGTACGAATTGCTCTTTAACGAGAAGCCACACCATAACGCCAAAGCTGAAACGCTCCGCGAGAAGATCGCAGATAAGCGTAAAGAACTGGGCGTGTAAGCCTCGCGAATCAGACAAGGGGCTTCGGCCCCTTTATTGCAGGAGTGTATATGGAACTCGTAAACCTCAAAACCGGCACTGACAGCTACCAGGATGAGAGCGGAGAAACCAGAACTCGCGATGAATACCCATGGGGGCTGTGCATCACTCTTAATAACGACACATTGAATAAGCTGAAGGCGCAACCTAAGGGCGTCGGAACGGAAGTGATGATAACTGCAAAGGCTGTTATTCGAGGCCTGTCTGCCAGAGAAACTGACGATGGTGTCAATCGCAGCGCCGATCTGCAGATCACTGATATGGCGATCGCTCCTGTTTCCGGGGGTGTAGAAAAATCAGCGGCTGAAACTCTGTACGGTAACGGAGGTGAGTGATGGCCTCTGTAGTAGAGATCTGTAATCGTGCGCTGTCCAATATTGGCAACAGTCGCAGCATTAACAGCCTGACGGAAGCCAGCAAGGAAGCGGGGGAATGTTCGCTGCACTTTGAGGCCTGCCGTGATGCTGTTCTTTCTGATTTTGACTGGAACTTTGCTACCAAACGCGTGGCGCTTGCAGATACGAGCAATCCACCGCCTGACTGGGAATATGCGTACCAGTACCCGTCCGATTGTCTGCGCATTACTGAAATTATGCTTCCTGGTGTACGCAATCCAACAGCAGCAATGCGCGTTCAGTACGAAGTTGGTGCAGACACCAACGGAACAGGAAAGTTGATCTACACAGACCAGCCGCAGGCATGGCTCAAGTATGTATCTCGCGTTTCAGATGTGAACATGTTTGATGCCATTTTTATGGAGGCGTTGGCCTGGCGTCTTGCGGCAGCTATTAACATGGCGCTGACTGGGAATGCAGACCTCGGTACGTTTGCCCTCAATATGTACAATCGCGTGATTCTTAGTGCTGGCTCGCATAGCCAGAATGAATCACAGGAACCACAGCCACCGGTTGACGAGTTTACCATTGCGAGGTTGTCCTGATGGCTATCAGTTGGATCCAGCCCAGCTTTGCCGGTGGTGAGATTGGACCGTCGTTGTACGGTCGTATCGACATGGCGAAGTACCAGGTGGCATTGCGCAAGTGCGATAACTTTATCGTGCGGCAGTATGGCGGCGTTGAGAATCGACCTGGTACGCGTTTTGTCGGTGCCGCCAAATACCCAAATCGGAAATGCCGCCTGATCCCGTTCCAGTTCTCGACGGTTCAGACTTATGCTCTGGAGTTCGGACACCAGTACATGCGCGTTATCAAAGATGGTGCGTTGGTGCTGAACAGCAGCAATGTTATTTATGAAATTGCCACGCCATATACTGAAGCCGATCTGTTCCGAATTAAATTCACGCAAAGCGCTGACGTGCTTACGCTGGTTCACCCGGCATACCCGCCGAAAGAGTTGCGGCGCTATGCGCATGACAACTGGCAACTTGTTGATGTGGTAACGAAGAACGGGCCATTTGAAGATATCAATATTGACGAGTCAGTGACGGTTTATGCCAGCGCCAGCACCGGGACAATTACGTTAACGGCAAACGCCTCTATTTTTGGCGCGGAACAGGTAGGCAAATTGTTCTATCTGGAACAGCCAGCAGTGGATTCAGTACCGGTATGGGAAACCAGTAAGAGTACGTCGATTGGCGATATTCGCCGTGCAGACAGTAACTACTATCGCGCTGTTACGGCAGGTAAAACAGGCACTTTGCGCCCTTCGCATACAGAAGGCACATCATGGGATGGCTGGGGCGGATCCGGAGATGATGATACTGGCATTGAGTGGGAATATCTGCACAGTGGTTTTGGCATTGCCCGTATCACTGCTGCAAATGGAACTACTGCAACTGCCGAGGTGATTTCCTATATCCCTTCTCAGGTAGTTGGCGAGGATAATGCTAGCTATAAATGGGCTAAATATGCCTGGAACAGTGTTAATGGTTATCCTGGCACTGTTGTTTATTATCAACAACGTCTTTACTTCGCCGCATCTACTGCGTTCCCTCAGACTATCTGGGCCAGCCGTACTGGGGATTATAAGGATTTTGGCAAAAGCAATCCTACGCAGGATGACGACAGAATTATCTACACCTATGCCGGGCGTCAGGTTAATGAGATCCGCCACCTGATTGATGTCGGTTCGCTGGTGGCACTGACTTCCGGAGGTGAGTACGTCATCACCGGCGACCAGAACAAAGTGTTAACCCCATCATCATTTGCATTCAGCTCTCAAGGATCAAATGGCTCGAGCAATGTCCCACCAATTGCCGTGGCGAATATTGCTCTGTTCGTCCAGGAGAAAGGCAGTGTTGTCCGTGATCTGGCCTACTCATTCGATGTTGACGGCTATCAGGGGAACGACCTGACCATCCTTGCCAATCATCTTTTTCAGAAGCACAGCATTGTTGACTGGTGCTTCTCTATTGTCCCTTACTCCAGCGCCTTCTGCATTCGTGATGACGGTAAATTACTGGTGATGACCTATTTGCGTGATCAGCAGGTTTTTGCATGGGCACCACAATCCAGTACCGGAAAATATGAAAGCACATGCAGTATCAGCGAAGGCAATGAAGATGCGGTGTATTTCGTCGTTAACCGAACCGTTAACGGGCAAACAGTGAGATACATCGAGCGACTGTCCAGCCGTTTATTTACCAGCGATGAAGATGCTTTCTTTGTTGATTCTGGCCTTAGTTATGATGGAAGAAATACGTCTGACAGAACGATGACCATCACTGGTGGTTCTGGTGAATGGGATTACCGTGCGGAATATACAATCAGTGTTTCTGGTGGTGCGTACTTCACCAGTAGTGATGTCGGCGCGCAACTACAGTTCCCTTATACCGGAACTGATCCTGATACTGGCGATGAAGTGTCAAAAGAATTACGTTGCGACATTATTTCTGTAACCAGCAATACCGCAGTAGTGGTTCGTGCTAACAGGAACGTCCCGTCATCCCTCAGGAATGTGGCCACCACGAACTGGCAGATGGCGCGCCGGACATTTGGAGGCCTGTCTCATCTTGAAGGCCAGACCGTAAACATTCTCTCTGATGCGAACGTGGAACCACAGAAAGTAGTTTCCGGAGGTACCGTCACGCTGGAATCTCCGGGGGCTGTAGTGCACATCGGCCTGCCAATAACTGCTGAATTCGAAACACTGGATATCAACATTAGCGGACAGGAAACGCTGCTGGACAAAAAACAGGTGATCCCGTCAGTTACTCTGGTTGTGAATGCCAGTCGCGGCATCTGGGCGACTACGCCCGGCGGTAAATGGTACGAATATCCACAGCGAGAATTCGAGTTCTACGATGATCCTGTTGATGATGCTACCGGAAAAGTAGAAGTGAAACTGGACAGTAACTGGGGCAAAAACGGACGTGTAAAAATCCGTCAGCTTGACCCGTTGCCGCTGTCTGTTCTTGCCGTTATTCCTCGCCTTACTGTTGGGGGATTCTGATGATCGATGTTCAAATTATTCCCGCTACCGAAGAGCATCTTCAGATGATTTTGCCGGATGTTCGTCAGGCTGATATTGACGAACTGTATGCGGTATCGCTGATGACTACCGAAGATGCGCTGCGTGTTGGTCTGCGCACTGCGACTATGGCCTGGTCAGGGTTCGCGAACGGAGAACTGGTAACCATGTTTGGCGTATCTCCGGCGTCAATGATCGGTGGCAATGGTACGCCCTGGCTTGTCGGGACCAGCCGTATTGAAAAATATCAGAAGACATTTCTTCGCCACTGCCGACCTGTATTGCAGCAGATGCTGGCAGTTTATCCGCGCCTGGAAAACTACGTCGACGAGCGAAACCATGTTGCCAAAGCATGGTTGCACTGGCTTGGATTCAGGCTTGAAGAAGCCGCGCCTTATGGTGCTCTTGGTCTTAATTTCCACAGATTTCACATGGAGAGAAAATAATGTGCGATCCGGTTATTGCTGGTGGCGCAATGCTCGCCATGAGTGGCATTCAGGCATACACCCAGTACCAACAGGGAAAATATGCCTCGAAGGTTGCAGAAGCGAACGCAGATATAGCCACTGCTCAGGCAAATGATGCAATAAACAGGGGTAACGCTGAAGCTGAGCAACGGCGCAGAGAGACCCGACAGCGGCTTGGTACACAGGCGGCGACAATGGGGGCGACCGGCGCTGATTTATCTACCGGTAATGCGCTGGATATATTTGGCGACGCTGCCCAGTTTGGCGCTCTTGATTCTCTGACGACGGTGAATAACGCGCAACGCGAGGCTTACGGTTATCAGGTTCAGGCTGCCAACTATAAAGCAGAAGCCAGTTCAGCCCGTAAACAGGGGAATGTGGGAGCAGCAACAACATTGCTCACTGCGCCTCTGAAGGCATACGGTGCGTACCAGATGTTTGGTGGGACGTGGAGTCCGTTTACTCAAAGCACCCCTGCGCCAATCGGGGCAGCAGCAGGAACCAGATTACCCGGAGGATTATAATGCCAGTCGTACCAACAGTATCAGGACGTCAGGTTGAGAGTCGTGGTGTACAAACCGGTGGTTTTCAGACCTTCGATGTTCCTCAAGCAGGTCAGGTGCTGGCGAATGTCGCAGATCAGTATGCGGTGGCATATGGTGAAGCCAGGCAGAAAGCGAATGTTGCATTGTCTCAGGATGCCATCCTTCAGCTTAATCAGCGCAGCAATGAACGTCTTTATAACCCTCAAACCGGTTTTTATGCACAACAAGGCAAAAATGCGATTGGTAAGGGGCAAGAGTACATATCTGGATTTGATCAGGATGTGGAAGAAATAGCTGCTTCATTGACTGATGAAGCAGCAAGAAATATGTTTTTGCAACAAGCCAGAACACAGAAAATTCAGTTCAGTACTGGAGTTCTCAGACATGAGATAGGGCAGACAAATGCCTATGAAGATGAGCAATATCAGGCAACGAGAAAATTATGGATACAAAATGAAGCGGATGCCTGGAATGACCCGCAAACTGCCACTTTAGCCAGAAATTCCAGAATGGTAGCCATTGCCAGATATGGAGCTGCCAGGGGATGGTCACAAGAACGCATTCTGGAAGAAATAGAAAGTGATGATCGCAGTGCCACAGAAATGCGGGCGAAGAATTATGCCGCTGCCAATCCAGAAGGATGGCTAAATGGTCTGTTTCAGAAAAATGATTCTGGAGGCATGGACATGCGTGCCATACGCCTTGTTGAATCAGGTGATCGACATTTTAATCCTGATGGTAGTCTTCTTGAGGGACCGATAACATCTTCTGGAGAGAGAGCGCAGGGGAAATACCAGTTAATGCCGGGCACAGGAAAAGAACTGGCGGCCAAGCGTGGCGTTGAATACAACCCTACTGACGAACAACAGCATGAAATGCTCGCCAGTGACTATGTAAATCAACTGTATGGTAAGTACGGTTCCGAAATATTGACCGGAGCAGCATATAACTGGGGGATGGGTAACGTGGATAAACTGATCGCCAAAGTCGGTGATCCACGTAAAGGTGAAATATCAGAAGAAGAATTTATCCGAAATCTTCCATCAGAAACACAAGGGTGGCTTTCCCGATATAGAAAAAATAAAACTGGAATGGATCCGCTGACTATTTATCAAATAGATAACCTTGCTAATAGTCAGATAGAAAAGCAAAGGAAGTTAATATTAGAACAGCTTGAGCCAGCTATTAATAACACCATGGCACAGCTATATAACGGTGAGGTTCCAGATTATATACCGGCTCAGGAGACCATCATCAGGGGGTATGGAAAAAACGCAGATAAAATAATCAATCAACTGGATATAGCGATTGATAACGCGAGAATATTCCAGGCAATTCAGTATTTGCCTCCTTCTCAGCAGCAAGAAGAAATGCAGAAAGTGAAGCCTGAGGTTAACGATCCTCACTATGCGTTAAAACTCGATGCTTACGGAAAATTGTCTGCATTGCTTCAGAGATCAAATGAAGCAATTCAGGCGCAACGGGATTCACGCAGATTCAATGAGGCGCTGACAATAGGTGAAAAATTAGACCCAAGCAACAAGTCAATGCAGAAAGCTGCTGATTACACAGAAATGGCGCAGAACTTTCGTATTAATGATGCCTCCACTCATGATGGGGTTGTTCGGCTTGTGGCTCAGACTGGCATAATGCCTTCGCAGGTCATCACGCAGCTTTCAGCAGTATCCCGATCCAGCAATCAGGAAGTGGTTAAAAATGCGGCGGAACTGTTTAGTCGGTTATATGAAACAGACAATGCATCTATTGGAAATATGCCGAAGGATATGCAGGGTTTTTATCTGACTGTTAAGCAACTAACTGATTCTGGCATGTCTGCTGATGCGGCTATCGAGCAGGCGCAGAACCTTACGTACAACCAGACCGATGCTCTTAAAGCTCAATTGGCATCAACGCAGAGTTCAAAAGAGTACAAAAATGATCGCAGCAAGGCGATGAATTCTGCTGTCAGCAATATGGCGCAGTGGTTCCGTTGGGATCCGTCTGCGGATGACCAGACGCCGGAAGCAGCTAGATTCCGTAATGACTATCAGACGCTGTATGACATTAACTACCGCGTTGCTGGTGGTAACGCTGACGTAGCGAAGCAAATGACCAACCAGCAGATAGCCCGCACCTGGAGTATCAGCGAGGTTAACGGAGAAGCGCAGTTTATGAAATATGCACCGGAGGCGCTTTATCAATATGGGCCGTCAGGCTGGCAGGCGGCGCAGTGGAAAGCTGAAAAAGAACGGCTGATGTACGGTGAGCGCAAAGAGATTATAACAACCAGTCCGACGTTGCTTGGGATCACGTCAGGTAATGCTCCTGTAGTTGAGACAAAAACCCCTGAGAGTCGTATTAATGGAGAATTATTCATAACCCCTGACGTGTTAACACCTCGTAATGGTGATTACGCCATTATGGTAAGAACTAAGGATGAAAATGGCATCGATCGGGTCCAGCCGTTTTATAACAAACATGGGCGTCCTATGCGTTGGGAACCATCACTAGAAGATTGGGAACCTTATAAGAAAATGCAGCAGGAATGGGAGCAGTACGAGCAGGAAGAAATTATGCGTGGACAGGCTATACGAAACTTCAAAGACAAGCATCGCGCTCTGGATGAGCAGTATCAGCGCCTGCATAACGAACGTATGGACAAATTTAAAGATTACTTTTCGTGGGGATCTAAATAATGCCAGTTTATGCACAAGCTGAAGATCTTAATAACGGACTGATCCCGTCAGGTAATGTTTTGCCGGAACAAACTGGGTTTGATGTTGCCCTTCCGGAAGGGGCTAATCCTGAGCCATTGCCACCGGAGCCTTCCGTATGGGGGGCTGCAATGCGACAGAACAATATTCTGGCTGGTTTTTTCCGACCAGCCAGACAGTTTGAACCGGTCGAAGGTTATAACCCATATGCTGATAAAAATGAGTTGCACGGTTATGAATACTGGGGGGCGAAATTTGCAGATTCCCGATCGCCAGAGGAAACGGCGTGGATTAAGCAGCAGATAGATGATGAAAATGAAGACAGACGTTTATTGTCTGATGCTGGCGTAGTTGGAACTCTTGCCAGTATTGCTGCGGGAATGGATCCGGTTACTGTTGCGTCAATGTTTATCCCCGGTGCTCAAGGAGGGGCACTGGCGCGTATTGGCTCACAGATTGCGATTGGTGCTGCCGGTACAGCATTAAGCGAGGTTGTGCTGAATAATCAGCAAATAACACGCTCATGGGGTGAAAGTGCCGCTCACGTTGCAGCGGGTGCGATGATGAGCGGCGTGTTTGCCAGTGCTGGTGTTGCGCTTTCGCCATCCGTCCGGGCTGCAGCCACGCGTGAGGTTGCTGATGCTCTTGATAATATGAGCATTACATCAGCGACTGACAGGGCTGCCGCTTCGCTTTCTGATGGTGGTAGTGTTGGTGCTATGAAAATTGATACAGCGACTCTGGATGATTTAACCCCTGTTTCCGGTGGGTGGGTTGGAAAGGCTGCATGGAAAGCAGGGAGCTATCTTACTCCTTTGACAAGGTTAATGGAGTCTCCGTCCAAGACAGTGCGAAAAACAACGCTGGAGTTAGCCGAAAATAATTTCACCCTTAAAGGAAATGAAAGGGGGATTGAAACACCGGTAGCTGTAGAAACCCGTACACGTGGATGGCGGCGTGAAGAAGCTGCTGTTGTTGTCGGAAATAAACAGGCATACGCAAAGTATAAAGCTGATGGTGGTGACATGAGTTTTGATTCATTTCGTCAGCAGGTTGGGAATGCTATGCGAAGCGGTGATGTGCATGCTAATCCTGTTGTTCAGGAAACGGCGCAGGCGATGCGAACTGTATTAAATCGGGTGAAGGTTGAAATGCAAAAGCTTGGTTTATTACCGCCAGATGAAGAACTGAAAGCATTAGGCCAGGCAAGCTATTTTCCACGTATATATAAAGTTGGAAAAATAATCAGTGAACGCGATAAATTTCGACGTATTTTGGTTGACTGGTGGTCGAGAGGAAATAAAACACTGGATCCTGAGGATGCTGAAATTGCAGCGGATATCGTAATTAATAAAATTACTGGTGCTAAGGTTCCACAGGATTTTGTCAGCGTATTTTCTGTAAAAGCCGCAGGTAGTACGAAAGAAAGAACATTAAATGTGCCTGATAGTCTTATCAGGGATTATCTTGAAAGTGATGTGAATTACGTGCTGCAACGTCATATCCGTGAAGCGGCAGCAGAAATTGAGTTGACGAGAACATTTGGCAAACGAACTATGACTGAGCGTCTGCAATTAATTGAGGACGAATATGACAGTCTGTTACGGGAAGTGCCTGAAAAAATAAAGGCGAAATATGACGAAAGTGTGGCAAATCTGAAAGCACGTTATGAGAGCAATGGTGAAGTTGTTCCTCAGGGTAAACTCGATTCATTAATGCGAAAGTACGAAAAGGAATTACGGAAAGAACAGTCCAGACTTTCAAAATCAAGAGCAAATGATCTCAGAGACATAACAGCATTACGCGATCGTCTTGTTGGTACATATGGTATGCCTGATGATCCGTCTTCGTTTTTTGTTCGTGCTGGCGCTTTTCTGCGGGATGTGAACTTCACGACCAAACTCGGTGGAATGACAGTATCAGCTATTCCAGATCTGGCCAGAGGGGTTATGGTTAATGGTTTCCGTAACACCATGAAAGGCTATGCTTCTCAGATATCCCAATCACCGGCATTTAAGGCCAGCAAAGAAGAGATGTTGAAGATGGGGATTGGATTGGAAGCTGTACTACATTCACGTTCTCGTGCAATTGGTGATCTTGTTGACAGTTCTTCCAGGACAACAGCAGTCGAAGCAGGAATGGAGCGAATTACTGATGCCTTCGGCAAGCTGACACTCATGGATCGATTTAATGACATAAACAAATCCATGAACGGAATGCTCACGTCAGACGGTATTTTGTCTGGTGCGTTTTCTGCACGTCGCATGGCAAAACTCGGTATCAACGACAATATGGCTGCGCGTATTCGCAGTGAGTTCGAGAAACATGGTGAGGTAATTGATGGATGGCACATTGGTAACTTTGATAAATGGGACGATCAGTACGTTGCCGGAGTATTCCAGTCAGCGGTTCTGAAAGACGTTAATAACACTATCATCACCCCCGGTATTGGTGACACACCTTTATGGGCGAGTACTCCAATGGGGCGAACGATATTTCAGTTTAAATCATTCACAACGGCTTCATACAACCGTGTGCTACTTGGTGGGTTACAGGAAGGAACTGCGCAATTTTATTATGGCACTGCATTTCAGATTGCTCTTGGCTCACTGGTCTATGCGCTAAAAGAAGCATCGAAAGGGAAAAATGTTGACTGGTCACCAGAGAAGCTGGTGCTTGAGGGTATAGATAGATCCGGTATTCTTGGGCCATTGATGGAATATAACAACATGGCTGAAAAGGCTACTGGTGGTGCTGTTGGGCTGGGGGCTTTATTTGGCACTGGCACACAGTCTAGGTATGCCAGTCGTGGATTCGTAGGATCTCTATTCGGACCGTCATTTGGTCTTGCGGATAGCATCATTGATGTGACCGCAGGAGTGTTGAATGGTGATGCCGGTGATCGTATTGTGCATAATGTCCGAACCCTGATACCCGGCAATAACCTGTTCTGGATTGCGCCACTAATAAACCAGGTGGATCCGGTGATGCGGTGAGTTAAACACCTTTAGCATGATTCAGGGGAAACCCCAATATTAAATATGAGTGACTCCCCTGAATCAGCATAATAATGTAATATTATTGACTTACGTTGTTTTCTTGCTTCGTAGAATAAACGCTCTTGCGGCGATAATTTGTGAAAACTGCCGGATGCACAATATATGTTTTTTAACTTTTCGCGGGTTTCTTTTATTGTATCTTCTGATATGTATTTTAGGTATTTATCCGTATAGATGTTGCTACTATAAGAAATTAATGTTTTGCTGTTGTTGTGATGTATTGTATTTTTATCGTTGAAGTCTGTATTTTTATTTACTGTCATTAGGTTTTTAATGATTACATGTAATACAATAGTCTCCCCATCATCAATTCCATATTTGATGTCATAGTCAGTATATTTATTTGTTATACCGCTTCCTGATAGCGGCACTATGTACTCTGAGAAAAATGAGTTTGCCGCGTGACCATCAAGAGCAATAGCAGTTTTTTTGTGGTAAAAATAAAACAATATTGAGAGAGTCAAAATAATAGCGACGCCTAATGCAACCTTTAATATAGATATGGTTTTCAAAATATCGCTCCTTGTTGTAACATACATCAGTAATGTGGCGTTTTTCAATTGTATTAAAGACGTGTAATATGTACACGCCTTTTGTTCTTCCTATTCAGGTATTTCAATTCCAAAACCATCTGCATCCCATGAGTTTTCACAGATGATGTAACCTAGTTCATTGAGCTTATTAAATGTTTTTTCAAAGATGATCTGGTAATCATTATCTGCAAGTGATTCCAGTTCAAGGTCATTAAGGTTTATATAAAAACTTGTATGTCCAAGTGTTATTTTCTTATTAATTTCATTAAAGGTTCTTTTGAAAATAATATTTGATATTTCATGTCGTGCATTGTTTGCAATAATTTTTGCTTCATAAGCAGAAATTACGTCATCTTCATGAATATCTTTCAGAAAGCTGGTGTCAAGACGTTGTACTATTTCAGCGTTCATTGATCGCTTATTGGCTTTTGCAGAAATTTCTATTTTTTCTTTTACTTCAACGGGAAGTCTGATCCTTAGTTGTGGATCTTCTCTGCTCATGTTCTTCACCAAATATTGAGTTACTTGCAATGATTGAAGTATGCCTCACCGTGTGCTTGACATCAATGACGCACGGTGTGACAATTATTTTGCCCCACGGTGGGGCTAAGGAGATATGAAATGCAAAAAGCAAAAGAGATGTGTCAACGACGAGTTCGTTTTCCGGACGATGTGAAGTTAGCTATTGAAAGAAATGGCGAAAAAGAATGCCGAAAGTTCAATACAGAGATTATCTATCAGCTGAGGAAAGTGTATGGACTCACTGGTGAGAAGAATAGCGTGGCATAAAACAGCGAAGCCCCACGGTGGCCAGACCGTCAGGGCTTCAGTATCGTAAAACTACGTATAGGAATTAACGACATGACGAGTATAGCAACAGCGGTATCTACTATCAACGTGCCATTCCACGGCGCAGAGCTTTATGTTGTCAATCATAACGGCGAACCATACACCCCAATGAAACCAGTCGTTGAAGGTATGGGGCTGGACTGGAAAACGCAGTTCCGCAAGTTGCAACAACGCTTTAAGAGCTGCATGGTCGAAATGACCATTCAGCTCCCCGGTGATACTCAGCGTCGTCTGGTTATCTGTCTTGCTTTACGCAAACTTGCAGGTTGGCTGCAAACCATCAGCCCTAACAAAGTCCGCCCTGAAATCCGCGACAAGGTAATCCAGTATCAGGAAGAGTGTGACGATGTGCTCTACGAGTACTGGACTAAAGGCCATGTGGTTAACCCACGCAAAGCTAAAAAGGCGTTGCCGGGTAAAATAACAACTGAACAGCAGGAAGCCATTAAACAACTCGTCATGAGTCGCGGTCAGTCTCTGCCAAAAGAAAAACAGGCTAAGGCGATGATCACCATGTGGTCGTCACTGAAATCTCATTTTGGCTGTTCGTACAAAGAAATTGGTGAAGATCAATTTGCCGAAGCGTTGTCTCTTGTTGCTCGGGTTCCGCTTGAAGGGGAGTATCTCCCTGCTGGATCTGCATCAGAGAATGATGAAGTGGCAGTCAAGATGTTAGATGCGCTTCGTGAGGCAATTAAAACACAGACAAAATGTTATGGTTATCCATTGAAGCCCGGCTACCGCAGTCTGATTCATTCTCCGTCTGGTGTTCTCGGTCTGACGGAGAACTCACTGCTGATGAATCTGCTGAACCAGTTACAGGAA